ACGATTTGAACCAGAAGGTCAAGAGGATGTTGAAGCAGCACAGCAAGCTACTGACTACATTCGCTATGTATTTTATCGCCAAAACGATGGCTTCAGCAATATCATGGATAGTCTTATCGATGGTTTATTACAGCGTCAAGGTGTTATTAAGCGTTGGAGAGCTATGGAAGACTCTACAACCAATCACAGCTTTGATGACATATCTGAAGAATCATTCATGTTACTTGATGCTGATCCAGAAGTGGAAATCACTGAGTTCGAGGAATACTTAGATGATCTCACTCAGACAGTATATTATTCTGGCAAGATGCTTCACACAAAAACTAAAAGCTGTACTCGTATAGAGGTTGTTCCATCTGAAGAGTTTGGCATTGATCGCAACGCCACTACAGTGCAGGAAGCTCGATTTGTTCGTCAGCGCAGTCAGAAATCTAAAAGCGACTTATTGGAAATGGGCTTTAGCGAGTCTAAGATTGACAAGGCGTCAACTTCTTCTGGCTACAATGAATATGACTCACCTGAGCGTATTGCTCGTAACTTTGATACAGATGATTACGATGGTGATGAAAACCAAATTGCAAACACCTATGACTTACATGAAGTTTATATTCGCGTAGATCGCAATGAAGACGGGTTTGATGAGCTTATTAAAGTTTGCAAGATTGGCAACACAATATTAGACATTGAAGAAGTTGATGAGATTCCTTTTGAAATTTGGACTCCCATCCGTATGCCACACAAGCTTACAGGTCTTTGCCCAGCGGATGCCGCAGCACCTATCCAGAAGATGAAGAGTACGCTTTGGCGTAACCAGCTAGACAATCAGTACAACTTAAATAACGGTCGTCCTGTGGTCGTAGAGGGCCAGGTAGACCTAGACTCAGTAATGAGTAGTAAGCCTGGAGCGCCTTATTTAGTTAAGCATCCTAATGCTATCTCATTTCCTAATCAGCCTTCGTTTGGCGCTCATACCAATAATATGATGAGTATGGCTGATCAAATGCTAGAGAACGATGTAGGCTCTACTGATAACTCACTTAGCCCAGATATTCTTAATGGCAACACAGCAGCGGGTGCAGTCAGTCAAGTATTATCTAAAAGACAAGCCCGTATTCGTTTGATTGCTCGTGAGTACGGTGAGTTCTTGCGTAAAGTATTTATGGGTGTTTATGAGTTAGAGATTGCTCACGCAGATGATAAGTCTATCTTTAGATTAAACAATAAGTTCGTAGAGGTTGATCCTCGAACATGGAATACTCGAAAAGACGTTACAGTTCTGGTTGGCTTGGGTAATGGCTCTAAGACTGAGCAATTGTTCCATATGCAGCAAACTATGCAAGCCCAGCAAATGATGGTTCAGGCTGGCGGCTTAGGGGTTACTGTGATGCCGCAGCAGATTGTACAGTTGCAAGAAGATATGGTAAGACTGTATGATAAGGCAGCATACGGGCGATACTTTACAGATCCAGGTGCAGAGTTTACTGGTCAGCCAGAAGGCCCGTCACCAGAGGAGCAAGCGATGCAAGCTCAGATGCAAGCAACAATGGCTCAGATCCAGATCGAGCAAGAGAAGCTTGCTATTGAGCGTGAAGAGCTTGCACTTAAAGAACAAGAGTTTATGCTTGAAGTTAAGAAGCATGAAGATGAGAACGAATTTAAAGTGGCTGAAATAAATCTGGAGGCACGCAGTGAGAGAGCAGTCAAGATTGGTAACTAGCCTGCCTAGTGATAAGGCAGATCTAGATGTAAGAATTCGGGTGGCAAATGCCTCCGCAAGGCTTATAAAAGACGAAGCAATACAGTTTATTTTCCAAGAAATGGAAGATAACTTGTACAGGGCTTTTTCTGGAGCATCAAAACCTGATCAGGTTGAGCATATCTGGAGAGAGGTTAAAGTAGTTAAGGCTTTAAAAGAGAATATGGAGTGGTATGCAAACCAACGAGAAAGTCTCGCCAAGCGAGCAAAGTGAAGAATATTTTATTGTATCTGGCGAGCTGGTTAACTGGATGCGAGCAATGGCTTTTACAAAGCTAACAATGAAAGATGTTGAGGGTGTTGTTGATGAGTTGTGGAACTGCCCAACTATTGAACAATACTTGAAATTAAAAGACGAACAAAAACCAAAGATTATTACTTAACAATTGAGGATAACGGGAAACCGACCCTTTGAGGAGATACAAATGTCAGACAATGAGAACAATTCTTCGGAACTCTCTGGTAACGAACCCATTACGCAGGATGCTGGATTAGAAGCAATTTTGGGCATGATCAATCCTAAAGATGATTTAGGAGAAATTGAAAATGAACCTGTAGCTGAAGCGGAATCTGAAGAAGAGTATTCTGAAGAAGAAGTGGACGAAAACTTGGATCAACTAGAAGAAGTTGAAACCGAAGATAGTGATGAAGGCGGAGAAGAAGAACTCTCTGGTGACATCGAGCTTGAAGACGGTGAATATGAATATCTAGTAAATGCACGCGAATTTCTTAATGAAAATGGTCTTGACGACATTGATAAGATTAAGAGCGGCGTTTTGATGCAAGGTGATTATACACGCAAGACTCAGGCGTTATCTGAAGAGCGAAACGCTTTTGAGACAGAGCGAGGAGCATCTCTTGAAGAAACAGCAAAGCTGTTAGAGTATGCACAAGCTATGGTTTACGGGCAAAAACCCACTCACACCACTCAAGAGTTAATAGCTTTAAAACAATCAGATCCTTACGCTTATGAACAGGCATTAGAAAATCGAGTTCTTTACGAACAAAAAGAACAAGAGATAAATGCTGTAGCTGCTCAAGTACATGAGCAATACGAAAGTCAAAGGTTACAAAACTTGCAAGCTGAATCAGCCAAACAGGCTGAGTTATTAATTCAGTTAGAGCCAAGCTTTAGTGATCAAAAAGTAGCTTCACAGAAAGTAGAAGTTATGACCGAGTACTTTGAGAGCATTGGTGGTAGCGCAGAAATGCTGTCTACTGTCACAGATGCCATTGTACTTAAAGTATTGCACGATGCTGCTATGGCTAGTAGCACTAAGAAGCAAATAGAAGCAACTAAAAAGGCTCCTAAGAAAAAAGCTTCTAAGACTGTTCTAAGAAAAGGCGCGTCAGCGAGTCGAGCACAAAAACAGGCTGCTGCACAATCTAAGAAGTTTAAGAATGCCACACAAAGTGATGGCTCTTTCTCAAGAGATTCTGCGGTAGATTTAATTCTCGATTCTTTTAAATAATTAGGTAACAAATCATGACAATTACATCAACTTCGGCTTACGAGTTAGGCCCACAAAACGCAAAAAACATCCGTGAAGATTTAGGTAACGTAATTTTTAATGTTACTCCTTTCATGACTCCTTTTACTTCTGGCATTGCTCAGACTAAAGCTACTGCTGACAACCATGAGTGGTTAACTGACACTTACGCAGATTCTGTAAGTAGCAACGCTGCAATCGAAGCAGCAATTGTTGGGCCTACTCAAGGTTCAGAGCGCACTCGTAAGGGTAACTACGTTCAGATTGCAACTAAAGGCGTTGCAGTTACTAAGAAAGCTGAAATGTTTGACCGAGCTGGCGTTCCTGGTAAGGAAATGGCTTATCAGTTAATGAAGAAAGGTAAAGAACTTCAGATGGACGTAGAGAAGCAAGTTCTCTCTAACCAATTCAAAGTTATTCCTACCGATGCTGCTGCTGGCATTAGCGCAACAGTTTCTTCTTGGATTTTTTCAAACCAAGTAGTATCTGGCACTGGTGGTGTTGAAAACACTGCATCAACTGGTTTAACTATACCTACTCCTGGTACTTCAGAAGCAATGACTCAAGCAAATCTTGATGAATTGTTAGACGGTGTTTGGACTAACTCTGGTGACTTTAGCTCTGCTAAGATCATGGGTTCTGCTGGCACTATCAGCACCCTTCGTAACAATGCTGAAGTTAGCAAAGGCATCTCAACTGATGTAACTACTAACGCTGCTAATGGCGAAATCATTAACCGAGTTGCTGTATATGTTTCTCAGTTTGGCCCTATTGCTGTTGTTCCTAACAAGCACATGCCTGCTGACACTCTATATGTTTTAGACTATAGCACTTGGGGCTTGGCCTTTGCTGGTGGTAAGAAAATTCATACTACTGACATTGCTACTCAAGCATCTGCTGAACAGAAACTTTTAGAGTGTTACTACACTTTAGAAGCGCGTTCTGAAGAAGCTAACGCTGCTTACTACGCAATCAACGCATAGTACAGTAACTAAAGGTGGGGGAGCTTCGGCTCCCTTTTCCTGTATCTAACTATCGGAGAATATTATGCCAGCAGGTAAAGGAACATACGGAACTAAAGTAGGACGACCACCAAAAAAGAAAAAGAAAAAGGTTAAAAAGTAATGAGTACGTTTATTGAGAGAGAAACGGAAAACGGTGTACATCAGGATTCTTACTTTACCAGCGATGGTGGAGTCTATTCTGAGTTTAAGCAAGATATTACTCAGCTTTTAGAAGACAACAAGAACAAAAGAAACGCTACTAGCGATTGGGTTAAGTTTGACCCAAAACAGAATTATCATCAAGTTTTAGATTTATCTATGACCGATGTAATGAGAATAAAGAAAGAGCATGGAATAGATCTACTTGGCGAAAACGTAGACTATAAGTATTTCTTTAAGCTCATTGAAACACACTACCCATACATGAAAACCACAACAGCGAGACTGTAATGGCTTTAACAACAAACGCAGATCTACAGGCAGCAATTGCCGACTGGTTAAATAGATCAGACCTTGGCGCTCAGATTCCAGATTTCCTAACTTTAGCTCAGTTAAAAATAAACCGTAGATTGTCTATTGTAGAGCAAGAGATTCTTGCAGAGATTACTCCTGTAGCACAGACTACAACTCTACCAGCAGACACTAAGTTTGTTATCAGCGTATCAGACACTAGAGGTCGTAACATTGAGCCTGTGTCCATACAGGAGCTTTTAGACTATGAAGCAGTTAGTGGTTCAGTGACTCGTTATGCCATCTCTGGCGACAAGATCTATTTAGCGCCAACACCAGCATCAGATAACACAGAGAAGTACAGAATCCTGTACAGCGCAGACCGAGATCTAAACAACGGTACAAATGGCCCTGTGTTATTACAAGATATTTATTTAAACGCAGCATTACACGAAGCTTATGTCTACCTTAAAGACGATGGCCGAGTAGCATACTTTAAAGGTATGGTTGATGAAGGCGTAGCAAATGTACAAGCAAGACGAGCCAAGCAAGGTGTTGGCAGATCACGAATTAAAGATGACAGTATTCAAGCCTATGGAGGCCCGTTAGTCTAATGACTTCAGCAATAGTAAGAACTAATCCAACAGCAGGTACGGCCACAACTTCTAGCGTTAGAGATAACTTTGGATTTGCTGCCGATGAAATTAACCGATCATTACGAGCAAGCACAGACAAGGTAGAGTCTACCGGAACAAATGAAATATCTGCTCAGTTTGCAAATGTCCCTACATTTTCTTTAGATGACGGTGTTAGAGTTTTAATTCAAATTGCAATTACTACGACAAGCGAAACCCCAACACTTAATGTAAATGGTACTGGCAATGTACCAATAAAGAAAAATGATAACACAGACTTAGCTGTTGGCGATCTTGTTGCTGGTGGTTACTATGAGTTTGTGTATAGCTCGTTAAATAATTATTGGTTGGCTTTAAATTTATCGGTTATAACTTCACAAAACACACTTTTAACAACTATCCTTGGTGGTTTATATCCAGTAGGTAGCTTACTAACAACTACCAACTCTGCAAACCCAGGCGATGCTGACTACTTCTTTAGCGGTATTACATTCGGTACTTGGGAAGCATATGCTCAAGGTCGTACCATTGTAGGTATTGCTTCTGATGCAACTTTAGTATCTGGTGGAATTACTAGTGACGTTGCTACGTTTGTAACAGATGCGCCGCATAACTTATTAGTAGGTAGTCAGGTTGAAATAGTTAGCGTAACTGGTCTTGTTGATCCTGTTGGAACCCACTACGTTACAGCAATTCCAACCAGTACGTCATTTAGCTTTGCGCTTGTTGGTACTGACGAGACCTTCACTAACTTCACAACGGCATCATTAGCTAAGAATATTGCCTTTGATACATCGCAAGAAGTTGGTGGCGAATGCAGCCACGTGCTTACTGAAGATGAGTTGGCTGGTCATGCTCACCATATATTTAATGCTAATGTTACCGCGCCAACATTTCCATCAACAAATAACTATGCAAACC